ACGGATGTTGTGATGAAAGCAGTGCGTAAACCAAAGTTCGTGGACAACGCCCTTCATCTTGGTGAGTATACACCACAGAAGAACTTGGAGAAGAAGGTCACGGTGAGGCAACGCAAGACCACCACCTATGCTGTCTCTACACCACACACTTACACCATGACAGAACTACAGGATTCTGTTATCCTAAAACACACAGGCACGCATGGGCGAAACTACGAAGGTTCTGTGGTCTACTTGGGTTCAAGCATTACCAGTGACAGTGACAAAAACAAACCAGTGTTGCTTTATGGTAAAGGTGCTGAAAGTGAGCGACTGCGAACATCATCAGTTCTCAATAGCGGAACAGGAACTACATTCGCTCTAAGGAACATGAAGGGTAAGACACTCGATGGGGTTGGCTTTTCTCAGAGGCAAGCACACTTTGGACAGCCAATTGATGCTGGCTTAAGAACAACAGACTTGGCAATACGCATCAGTAGAGACATCGCTGATTCTCTTACGTCCGTGAACATCGCACTACCATTGAGTCCGAGTAACTCCCAAGTCGATAGAAGGCTACACAGCAACAGTTTCGTCGGCGTAGACTTTCACGGTATCACACTTGTTGATGCTCTACGGTTCATTAGTCGCCATGATGGTCGAGTCATCCACTTTGACAGGTTTGGTAACTTGCTTTACGTTCCGTTCCAGTTTGAAGAGAAGAGTCGATTTATCGACCATAACGCTCGCACTGGCCCTGCTGTCAATAACCCAATTGAGAACATATCGAACAGGGTCATCGTAGAGGGTCTACCAACGGCTGTAAACGATACCGCCTTTGCTGAGGTAAACAACTCAGAGAAGCAGTCAGGTCGGGCTGGTGAAGTGTTAGAAGAGCCACAGGTTGTCGGTGACTTCACTGTGCGAAGCAACGAGCAAGCAAGAGAGATAGGTCGTAACATATTGAAGGCCAATGCAGTCATGCTTGGTAATCTCACAAGCGCTGGTCACCCTAACAGTTGGGATTTGAGGCCGGGTATGATTATCGAGTATGACGGACAAAGAAAAATCTTAGTCGAGGTAAGACACAGATTATCTCAGAACATCGCTGACCTTGTATTCTTGAGCGTAGAAGGTGGTATCGAAGGTGTGCTGCAAGGCATTCTTGAAGGCACAAAGAACACTGGCGAGCAAGACGATACTATTGAACAGATTCTTGAGAAGAATATGGCTCTGTTTGGTGACATTGAGATTGTCTCAGTTGTCATAACAGAAGTTGTTGGACACGGTGTTTCAGGCGATGGTTTCATCATAGGACGAGGTATGGGTAGGGGTGTCGTAGGTAAAAGCGGTGACAAAGAAGTCGTAGGCGGTAGCAAAACTGCAAGATTTACAGAAAGAGGTGAGTAAATGCCAGTATCAAATCATGTAAGACGGTTGTTGATTGAGACAATTGCTGATAACATCAATGAGATGGTCATTGGTTTCGACGGTAACCCTGCTACGAAAAGCGATGGCGCTGCTGGTAGACCTGCTAAAGTTATCAATCCTACAGTGCGTATCGTGAGCGATTCTTCACTACTGGTCGAGGGATTCTTAGACGCATCGCATTCCTTCAACGAGTCACTCAAAGAAGTCTTTATTCAATTTAGAGGCGCACTCAATACTATTCCAATAGCGAGACACACTATAGCATCGTTTACGAAAACAACATCTAACGAGATACGAATACAGATACTCATTGAGGTGAAATAATGGCAGACAATCCAATATCAGGACATACAGCAGGGGCAAACGACGGACTACGAGACGGTGACCACATCCTATCTCCGTCGCTAACGAACATCTACGAAGGACTACACGGCAACGGTGTGCTCAATGCACATGATACAGCCTTTGGTAGTAGCGACAGAAACACACCAGCGAGTCTACCCGGTGCTGTATCGAGTTCTGTTGCTCATCAAGTCGTTGTCAAGGCTTGTAGTGTTATTCTTGATGGTGTGCCTTACACCATTGACAACGGCTCAGGTGGCGACGTTACACTGAATTTGACATCGACAGGTAATAATCTGACAAACACAACCACTGTTGCTTTGACATCAGGACAAGAGTGTCTATTCGTCATTGTAGCCACTTCACAAGGAGCAAAATTCATTCAAACCACACCCGTCACAACCGCCGCTGGTGCTTACTCAGACATATCAGGTTCAATTGCTGACAGTTATTTGAAAATGACCAATAACGGCCCATCAAACAACAGACAAACTGTGGTCTTGGCTACCATCAGGGCTACGTTCAACGGTAGTGCCGCTGTTGCAAACGACCTTAACCTCACACTGTCTGAAATCAACGACAAGCGAGTCTTTGTCCGACCCTCACCGTTCTATTTGTCTCCCGTAACTACGGGTGCGGTAGGCTCGACAGACCACTTGAACACACATACCGCTTTGGAAGACATTCACGGCACTGGTGAAGAAGGAGACTTCGGTAGTAACGGTGTGCTATGGCTGTCGTATAACGAGGATGACAACCTACCAAACCTCTACTTCAGTGCTAAGGATGGGTCAAACCGTCACACACATTTGCTTGGCCCGAATCGTATCAAGACAATCACAGCATCATCAGGAACAGTAACCTTTGATTTTGACGAGGCTCAGGTGTTTGAATGCAACGCAGGTGGTGCAATCAATCTCAATCCAGCGGCATCAGGATTCCCACCGGGTCATACAGTTATCGTCAGTGTGCCGAGTGGTAGTGCTGTAACCTTTGATAGCGGTGGGTTGGGTGCTGCTTTGACTGCTGGTGATGCTGCTTTATTTGTATACAACGGAACTGCTTGGAAGCGAATCATGGTGAGCGCTACAACAACCAGTAACGCAAGCGGTGCTGTCGGCTTGATTCAGTTCTCTGACGGTGCTGGTAATCACAACAGCGATGCTAAGTTGTTTTGGACTGCTGGTTCGTCTACACTCACTGTCAATGGTAAATTGACTGTTACAGGACTGATTGACCCTACTGGGCTTGAACTCACACCAGTGGGCGCTAATCCCGGTGGAACTGCCGCCAACACGCTTTGGATGGACACTGGTGCATCTAATGCTTTGAAGCATGGAGCAAACACGGTTCTTAACTCAGCATCGAGCGTTGCTGATTTGAGCGATGTAACAGCGGCAGGTTCGGGTTCAATCATATCTACAGCCGAGCGCACAAAACTCACAGGTATTGCGACTTCAGCCGATGTTACTGATGCAACAAACGTCAATGCCGCTATTGCTGGTCACACTTACACAGCGGCGACAGTCGCTGCCAACGACAAGGTGCTGATACAAGACACGGATGATAGCAACAATATCAAGACGGTTACTGCTACTTCTATAGCGGCATTGGGCGGCGGTGGAGGTGGTGGCACAAACATAGCCGATGCTGACTCAGATACGAAAATAGATGTTGAAGCGTCTTCTGATGAGGACAAAATACGCTTCGATACCGCTGGCTCTGAGAGAATGATTATTGACGAGAATGGGAAAGTTGGTATCGGCACATCTTCTCCTGATGTAGATTTAGATGTCAAAAAATCAGCAACTACGATTGCAAGAGTAGCAAGCACAGGCTCGCATGCGAACTTGCGTTTTGGTCGAGCAAGTTCTTCTTATGATGCCGCAATGTTGTTTTATGACGATATGGCTTCTACTCCTTCATTACAATGGCGTATTCAAATGACCAGTGGTGGAACTGATTTATCCATTCGTGACGAAGATGGAAGTCCTGATGGTCAAGAGATAATGAAATTCAAAGATGGTGGCGGTATTGATATTAATTGTGATGTAGCGGTTGCATCAGGTCATAGCATCACCGTAGGCGGAACAGCAGTTGCTCTTACGAGTGCGCTTGGGGCTTACCAGTTAGCAGGTGCGTCTGAAAGCGAGCCGTTTACCCCTATTGGTTCAGGTGGAGGGGGAACGTGGGCAGGGTCGCCCCCCGCTACAATTCAAGAGGCTATTGACAGGTTAGCAATTCAACTTGCGGCATTAGGTGGCCCGATTCCATGATGGCGTTAATGGCTCTACTGGCATTCATCGCAGGGTTTGTCCTGACATGGCTCGCTACGATTGGCGATTGAAGGCGCTATCTTGCCATATGTGACCGCATTCTTTGCACTGCCACAGGCTTATGCGCTTACGGTCACCATCAAGATAACGTGCTTGTAGCCTTCTTGGAATGTGCTTGTGTGTGCAAGCCCTGCACTTTACTGTGAGTTTGTCAAGGAGTCTTCCCATCACTCAGCACCTCTACGCCCGATGACATCATCAATGCGTAGGATAGCACATGAGACTTCTGTTGCTCCGTTGATAGCACTGCGAATAAGCGATGTTGGTTCAAATACCCCCGTCATGCTACGCACGCCTCCATTTTCTACGTCAGGGCCATAGAACTCAGGAAGTTTGTGTCGCATAGCCAAGACCGTATCAAGTGGGTCATAACCTGCGTTTTCAGCGATGGTAGCAGGGATGGCTTCAAGAGCATCAGCAAACGCTTCAATCGCCATTTGAGCACGCCCACCAACCTCAGAAGCGTTGGCACGCAAGTGAGCAGCGATGGCGACATATGTAGAGCCACCACCGAAGCGTATAGAGTCGCCGTTCTTGACCAGTGACACAACACCCAATGCGTCGTCAAACCCTCGCTGAATCTCATCGAGAGTGGATTGCGTAGCGCCCTTCAGTATCAGTGTGGATTCTCTGTGAGTAGTCATGCACTCCTTTGCTAATGAATTAACATACAGATACGGCACGTCGTTGTGAATAACACGGTCAATGTGACCTATGCCCGTTGTTGATGATGGCTCAGGAGTCATGTGGATTGGAGTGTTCATCAACTCATTTGACAGTCTACGCATTGTGCTCTCAGGCACACGTTGCACGATAGAGATACCTTGCTTGCGTAGATATGCAATCGCAGTATCATGCACTGCGTCACGACATAGCACAACACCAGCACCACTACTCACTACAGCCTTAGCCGCCTCAAGCAGTTTGTCTCGACCCATCGCTTGGACTTGGCTGTAGGAGTTTGCATCGGACACCTGAACAGATACGTTTGCACTCTCTTTGCCTTCGGTCAAGCCACCATTAAGAAGCAGTATCTCTACACCATCTTCGTTGTCCCAGTTACGAAACTCATCTCCACCACCGATGAAGTCTTTGTCAAGCACTACACCGTTGTAAAGCCACGAGTCAGCAAGAGAGCCACCGGGAACAGCGAGTGTCTTCACGTCACGAGCGTTTCCTATTGTCTTGATAGTCTCAACGCACAGGTTAGCAACCTTCTCTTCGGATGCTTCAAGCGACTTACCAGTAATCGCAGTCTTTGCTATATCGAAGAGTAAGTCATCCTTCACCTCGCCAATACTCATCTTACTCAAGCACTCAACAGCCATGTTTCGTGCTGTTGAGTAGCCCTTGATAATCACGTTAGGGTGCAAGCCCTTACTGAATAGACCCTCTGAGTTAGCGAGCAATTGACTCGCAAGAACGACTGTGCTT